AGATATTGTAAAAAAACACTACACCGGTCTGAAACAAATTGTGCCTCTGTGGTGTGAGACAACTGATGAAGTTCAACGGTATGCTAACGATAATGGGATAGAGCTTGACTGCACGTGTAATTTAAAGAAAATGTATAATTCAAAGTATCGTAGATTTGCTTGCACTGTTTGTGATATCCCTGACCCAAAGTTACATCCCCCTATAATGAGATTTCGACAAGTCAAGAAATTTTGTGCTGTCTGTGGAGAAGAAAACTGGTTCATGAGTAGCCATAAAGGCCCTGATACTTGTGAAACTTGTGAAATTGTAAAGCGCTTGTGTGGTGATAAAGAAGAAAAACCAGTTGTAAACGAACAAAAAATACCAATCATTCCCCAGACGATGCCAATTCCGGAAAAAAAACCAGTTAAAAACTATCCATGGACCAACGTTATGGTAGGTGAACCAACTGTAAAGAAAGCTGAGGTAAAATTACATCCCGACAACATGACCCACGAACAATTAAGCAGGATGTTGCAAGAGCATAAAAAAGATAATAAGGAAAATCCACTTGAACGTGAGATTTTAGATACAAAATTAACTGATATAATAGAGAGCAATGCCTCAATTCACACAGGACCCCCTGAGCTCCAACACTCAATTGTTCAGTGCAAAAATATTATATCCAATAACGAAAACAGGAAAATTGTGCCCACGATGAAGTGCTATTATATTGCACTACATAGGTACGACCGTTATCCCAAGGATGAAAACGGGCACGTGGTGTACGGTCGAAGGTTCTTTAGCAATGAAGAAGAAGGTAATGATGATGCAAATTTTCTCACACCCATGTGGTTCCCGTCCACGGTCGTGCCAGAGCTTGAAGCTTTCTATAATGGTCATACCACCATTGATGAAAACATTTTTAAAATTGCTAGACAGGTGTGCATCAGATTGTGTAGACCCTTAGATTTTGCGGCTGAGGCACAAGCACAAACGATATGTTGGGCACCCATCGTTGCTCACGAACGAGTCTTTCTGCGCAATCAATTGGCCAATCCCTTCTCAAAACTTCCTTATGTCACTTCTGGTGGGATGTTTAATCAGTTATCCATTATAAATCATG